GCAGTGACGCCATACTGTAGGTCACAAGGACAATATATGGTCTGCGAATCGCCACTAAGTGCTCCGGATCGATACAAATAGTTCGATTTAGAGAACTTAGAAACATCCACAATAGTGGCGATCGCCTCCGGTGGCTTGCCTCGACCAGACATAGTGGCATTGTCTAGGAGACGGCACCCTGCGGTGCCAGACCATACTGGTCCACCGGAGTGTCCATACATGACAGAGAGCTCCTCTGGTGTGGTGGCTGGTATATCATTACCATCATATTGAAGAGCCATGTCAATATTTCCTTGCACAGACGTGGAACAAGCAGGCACATAAACTAAGTTTAATGCATGCCATTTCCACTTACTGAAGTTAACGGCCACACCACTCAACCAGCTGAGATTAGCTGGGACAAGGTTAACCGACCTAACTGTATATTTGTCACTAGTGGAAACGATCGTTTGGAGTATTTCATGGTGACGTAAACGGAGGGTGCCCGCTTTACCATTGAACACAGGCATAGCCCTGCCCATAACAATTCCTTTCGCAGCAGGTTGCGAAACAACTTGCGCTGTGGACTTGTTGGGCTGGGCTTTCGCCTGTTTGTTCCTTGGGCGGGACTTCTTCTTCTTCGCTTGGTTCATATCTTTTGTCCAATGACGGAGTTTCTTGGACTAGATATCTTCGGATGCTGGACCACATCGGGGAGCTACGTAGCTCAACCTCAATGTCCTGGAAATCTTCATCTTTCGAATGAAGGTGCTTGAAAAGCGTTTTGGCCCATGATGTAAGGTAAGCACCTGAGGCATCTATGTGATGGGAGCAAAACCCGACGGAGCGAAGAAGCAACCCGTCTGATTCACACACTTGATAATCTTTACATTTATGCCCCAGGGCATCATACTTTTCACGCGCTCCCTCAACATACCCTTCAACAGAATCGTCACCCATGGCTATACACCACGGGGATCCTATGATCTCTGCCATGAGGCAGCGGATTCTGGAATTGGTAGAGGAAGTGCAGTATGATCCTGACTTCATAACACCCGGTGAACACTGCTGAATGAGTGTTCCATCAGAAAGCTGAAAGACTGAATTCATAAAGCAATAGAAACGGTTGCGCATGCATTGCGCGAGGTCAACTCCAGCGCTGCACAACTTGATCCTAATCTCAACGTCAGCCCACAACTCCCAGTCCTGAACGGTCCAATCAAAACCTGATATATCCGCCTCATAGGCAGGACAATGGGTGTGCTTGACAAGGAGGTCACTAAAGATCCTCCGAGCCTGACTTTTAAGCGTGAGCCCCATTCCGGGTTTTGAAGGAATAGTGTCCCAGAGAGCTATCTCAGCTCGGTTTTGAGGCCCGAAAAGCATACGCTCAACGATCTGGTCGACTAAACTAACTGAACTAATCAATCTGTAACGCCCTTCTTTGATTTTCTTCAAAGTGTGCGGTTCTTGTTTAACAAATAGCCGCACAGGG